TACTAGATCCACTAGGATGTACTTAACAGGTCTTGTAGGACGAATATATACTGCAATATTCAATACTCCTTGATCAATACTAGCACTTGTGTTATTTCTTTCGTCACACACTAATAGATAGTCGTATAATCCACCATTATCTTTCATATAATCCAAGATTGGTTTAAGAGTATTGTTTACTCGCGTTCTTGTTGTAATATTATTCGGTTGACCGATAAATTGAACAAGATTCCCTTGAATACTTTTCGCTAACCACAATGCACCTCTACGAATAGAAATCTCTTTTAATGCAGAACTTTCTTTTAATAGAGTTGTGCTATTCCAGTTAAGATAACCTTCTGGGAAACGAACAATTGGGTTTAACCCGATTCTTGAAATCAAGTCACGTTCACGTTGATTTGGATTAATAGCAAGATCAACTACATTTGCTAATTGACCATTACTAACTCCAAGTGGACTTGTCCAAGGATATTGATTTGCATCATTACGGGCTAATAGTGCAGCTTGGAATGAGCTTGGACCATACCAAGTATAACTATCTGTATTAGAATCATAACCTTTAACCCAGTTAGCATAACTGACACTATATGAAGAATTAATTCCTTGATACAAGTTGCGTAGATAGCTGTAAATATTTCTTCCAAAAGTAGAATATTTCTCAGATGGCTGATTAGTATTTGGATCAAGATACAATTGTTTTTGACGTTGTACAACTTTATAATCTTTACCATTAACAAAGATTTGACGAAGCGGATCTTGAATATGTAAGTGCGGAACACCTCCTGCTGCTTTTCGGGTAAATCTTGCAAAAGAATCGAAAATATTATAGATTACTTCCCAACCATCCTGAATAGCAGAATTTATTGTTGTTCCATCATACGGACTTAAAGAATCCGTATTTACATAATACGTATCATCAAAATTATAGCAAACAGTTGGATCAGTGATACAATGATCTGCTGCAACTGCATAACGTGTAGCCCATATTGTAGACAATCCATTATCAATTGTAATATCAATTGGATATTCAATAGGATTTTCTACTCCACGCAATGCACGCTCTAGTTTTGCAGGAAGATTTCCTAAATCTTTTTTAACACAATTATCATAAACAACATCGCGGCAATAGCTATTATATGCACCAGTTCCGTATAATTTATCATTATATCCTTTTAGTGCAAGACTTGCGCTAAAGTTTCCAAACATTCCGCTAGTTTTTTCACGATACATACGAACCGTTTTTTGCGGCAATCCAGTTGTTTGATCAACCCAGCAATTATTTTGGGAAAGATATGGATTAACATAAACTTCCAAATAATTACTTCCGTCATTAACTGTTTTTTCTAGATAGAAACTACGATCAGGACCACCAAAATCATCGTGAACCTTACGATCATTGTTTAGCGAACCAACAAATTGTTCAAGTCGTACTTGATCTAATTTAGAAATGTTATCTGAAACGCGAGTTGGGCGAACTTTAAACAATGAAAGAATTAAAGAATCATTATATGTTTTTTTACCAAATTCCACACCAACGTTTTGATGAACAATTTCAGTAATAGAACCCGGAGTTCCATTAAATGTTGCAGAAACATTAAATCCTAATCTTTCACTTGGCACTTGAACCCAATTTCCGGAAACTCCAATACAAGAATTATTGTTATAATATCCTGCAACCGCAGTAAGATCATCAAAATCAGTTGCTGGATTAACATTCAAATTATCATTTAATGCAAGATAATATCCAGAAAAATCTTCTAGTTGTGCCGCTTTAATTTTGTTTACAACCACAATAGCTCCACGAACATCGTTATTTGCAACATCAAGTTCTGCAACACCGTTTTCATAAACTCCGCATTTCCAATTAAATTGTTGATTTTGAAGAAGTTGATATTCTCCGATTGTCATTGTTTTACTAATTGGTTCTCCGATAGCATAGAAATTCGCATCATTTAATGTTGCATCTCCTAGTAAAGGATAGAAATCATATTTTTGTTCTTCTGGAATTTCTAAACCTAAACTTGTAATTGCACTGCATGTTAATCCTGCTTCCAACGGAACTGCACAGAATGAGATTAATGCATCTAATGTAGTTGCATTTACTGCGGATGTTGGAATTGTTGCGGAAAGACCTGCGGTTAATTGGCTAAAAGTTGTTAAATTAGTTTTATAACTTTTTGCAACACTTGAATCAGCCGTATAGAACTTCAATACTGCACTTCCTGTTTGAGAGTATGTACCAAAAACGTCACCTGCTAACACTGGAACACCTGATAACACACTTCCACTTAAAATACCATTTGTAACAGTTGTTTTAGGGAATTGTGCGCCAGTTAGAGCTACATTCAATAATGTTGATCCTGTTTCTTCGTCAAAAGTTCCACGAATTGAAGACAATTGATAAGAGCTAACTATTCTGAAAACTGTGTCAGTTCCAACAACAGTTGGACGAATATGATAAAGAGTTAAATTTTCTTGAACTGTATCGCCATCCATTACAAATTTAAAATTAGTAACTACTGAATTATATTCAAATGGATAATTATGGATATATAGTTTCCCCGGATCTTCGTCCTGAGAAGCCAGTGAGCAATTCAAGTTAACTGATCCATAACAAATGCTTTGAGGAACAAAACTATCCACTAACCATGGATAATCGCTTTGAATTGTCGAAAATGGCATATCTTTAAAGAAATCACAAACATTTTTCTCTACCGCAGAAAGACCTACAATAGGAAAAATCAATGCATTGTAATATTCTGAAAATCCATAACCTGCTCCGCTACCATAAGGCATTCTAGTAAATGTAATTGATGCATTACTAGTTGTTAATAATTGTTTCACTGCATTATGTGAATATTTTTCTGCGGGTGTTGATGGTAATCCGAAAATTTCTTCAAATTCAGTAAGAGAAGAAACTGAAATCGGTTCATCAGTTGGTCCCTGTGGCGTAAATCCTGGAATGAAAACATTTGTTCCTACTGCATTAGTTGTAGTAGTAGACAAATCCCTTTCATTTATAACAACGCCGGGGCTTTCTAAGAGTGTATTTAACCTAGTCATATATAGTATTTATATTTTTCATTGAAAACTTGAAAAATAATACTCAATATATAAATAGTAGCTTTTATCTTATAATAGATTCATTTTCAATTGACTAAATTCGAATGAGAAATTAGTTTCCAATTCTTTTGTTTCTCGGTAAGATGCTTCGATTGATCCAATAGAAATTGGAAATGCATATGAATAATCCCAACGGGCAGTAGGATTATCATATTCATCTAATGAATAGATACTAAATGTCGAAGAATAATCTTTTAAATGGCCCCTAGATGCACTATTCATATTTTTTGCATCAAACTCTGAATAGCTTTCGTCATTTTGAATGTCCAACCATTTATACAAAATAAAATAATTATCAAAACGGTTATCTACAGTAAAACGAACATTTACTGGTTGATATGCAGGTCGAGATAATCCAGAAAATTTTAATGTTTGACCTTGAAACTGTTTTTCCGTAACATTTACTTTTATTTCAGGAACCACAAATCCCCAAATACTCATTTGCAATCTTTCTAAATTTCCCCCATTACAAATTCTGTTTTCTTTTTTTAATAATGGTTTTAGTATATCAGGAATGTCCATTATTAAACGAAATTTATCTTGTCTAGTGACATTTAATTGACTTTGTTGAGTTGTAAAATATCTTTCAGGTTCAGTTGTTGGAACTGGACATGTTAGATTTGGAATGATCGGAGGATTATTAGCCATTTTCAATATTTATCAAATAAATTCCCATGAGGAATTTTCTAACATATCCTGATATTTTTCAGGAATGCTAACTTTTTCTGAGTGATAATAATTGAAAAATGCATTATATTCTTTTCCTCCTCCAATATCTCGTATAGGTTTATTTTCAGCTAATAAGTTTGTTATACCTGAATTAGACAAGTTTTGATTTGGATCAAGTACCACAAGGGGTTTTCCAGCTTCATCATATTCAATAACATCTAGATATTTCTCTGCAATATCTTTTTCTAATAAAACTAATGCCCATACAAGTGCCATTACTCGGTCATCATTAAAACCTTTTTTTGCTCCCCATGTTCTATTAACTTTTCTTATAAATGTTTCAAATTCACGAACTGTATTAATATCCCTTAACACTACACTTTGTTTATTTTCTACAAAATATTTCATGTTTTGAATTCCGGTATATTTTGAATTTTGGTGACAGAAAATACCCGGACTTTGGTATACATTTCTTTTATCATTTTTCATAGAATAATGAACAATATTATCATAATTATGCACATTCATTAATGCATCAATAACTTGTCCTCCTTCTTTATTTCTTTCAATACATAAAAATGGTCTTCCCCATGAGCGTGCAATTTGATTCAATTTTTCAGCAAAAATCCAAGGTTGCATTTTATTACATGCAAAAACCCCGCATTGCTCAATATTATTCAAATCAGTTAAATCTAATATAATAGCAATTGTAAAATCTTGACCAACTCCTTCTGCAACATCAACTCCGATACTAATAATTCTATTAGGTTCCGGTTGTTTCCAAATTAAATAAATTCCATCATCAAAACTAAATTCAGCAGGATAACATTCGCCTTTCATTCGATCAATAACCATTTGATTTAATGCAGCCGTTCCATCTTCTAAGAATTCAATTTCATATTCTTGCCGCCATGTGTCCATATCATAGTTGATAGATGATAATTCTTCTTTTTTCCAATTTTCATCTCTTCCGGGAACTTCTGAATAATGTATTTTTACTGGACTCCATCCGGATTTTTTATTAGTCGCTGCTGCTTTTTCTGCATCTCTGAAAATTTCATAAAATTTTCCGGTGGCACCCTTTGGAGTTTGGTGTCCTAAAATTCCATTATATATTACTGAATGGTTCCAATCATACGGATCAGTTTCATCTAAATTTGGCAACGAAAAATCATATACGTTTTCCTTTCCAATTATATTATTAGATTTTACTTTTTCCCAACGAATATTATCATCTACAATTTCATTTAATAAATTATTAGTAAATCCATAAGTTTTTTTAAATTGTAATAATCTGTGTCTGGAAATAGGAGCATTCTCATAAAAACTATTGACCAATGCTTTAGATAAATTCTTCTTTTTTACCTTTCTGAAATCATCTCTTAGCATAGACGATACAAAAGGAACATTATCCATATTATTAATTATAGGTTTTCTATTTTTATAATGTTTTTCTAATATTTGTTGTTTTCTGGAGAAATTAAAACCTATTCTATTGTAATAATTTTGTGCATTAGCTCCGTTCATAACTATTCGGAAAAATTTTGATGATACTTTTACCCTTTCTGTAGGAGGGGTAATTCCTTCCGAATACTCGCACATTATTCCAAAATTCAATAATAGAATTTTGATTTGCTCTATTAACTTTTTAGAAGATAATGATATATTAACTCTGCCATCACGCACTGCCGATCCGTCTCCATCGAAAATACCACGAAGGAGTTGAATTATATTTCCTCTCGACATTTTTAATAATCTTTTCGGTATTACTTTTTCAGGAGCTTTTTTAGATAAATCAAACCCTATATACTCCAAAAATTCAATAAAATTCTTAGAAGAAATGTTATAATGTAAGTCGTCATTTTTTGTTTTAGTGTAAGTTAGCTTTGCATTTGTGATAGCATCATGTAAATTATCACCACAAGTTAATGTGACAGAACCTCCTATAAATTTTCCATCTACAAATTTTTTATAACAAGAACCTTCTGCAATATATAAACCAATTAAGTAGGCTAATTCTGGAGTGATTTCTTTTGGACAAAATATATTTTTCAACTTATTAGATACTGACGGAATAAAGTCGATTTTATCATTTTTCCCCCATATCTCATTTCCATGCTGAATTGCTATATAATCTCCCGCAGATAATTCAGATAATTTATGCCAACCATATTCTCCATTTTTACAAGAAAACAGTTTATGTTCTGGTGATCCTTTTAGTTGTGAAGATTGTGATACTATTTGATATATCTCACTTTCTCCACTATTGAACATAATATTCCCTGTTCTAGTTTTGTTCTTTCCTAACACTTTATAAGGAGGTATATAATATCCTTTCTCTTTCTCTTCATTGATGAATTCATCTAATTGAAAAATCCCTTCTTCTGTAACAACATGAGTATCTTTAGTAACACATGAAATTAATACAATTTTCGCAGATTTTGAAGAAGAAATTGTAGGCATTACTGATTTGAAAAACGGTTCTGCAATTTGGGAGGCAATGTGTGCAAATTCGTCAACAAAAAGCATATTAACTGATTTTCCCCGAATACCACTTTCGGAAGTAGTAGAAACAAATATTTTAGACCCATTAACCAATTTCAAAACTTCTTTAGTAAATTCACTAACTCCAGTTTTTAACCAATTTGGCAATTCTTCGTATGCTAATTTAATACGTTCAAGAATTTCCTTTGCTTGATCTTCTTTATTAGCAAGAATAGCAACTTGGAAATCTTTTCGAAAAATAACATACCATAAACATACAATAGTCATTAAGGTAGAATTATGGGTCGGTATTCTCTTTTTTCCAGCTAAAAACATATGTTCTGGATTATCAACACTAATGCATCGAACAGGAACTTTTTCTACTTTTTTAACACTATCAATTGTAACGTATTTGATTATAGTATTTTTATCTTTTAAAGGAATAATATGATTTTTGTTTCCTTTTTTATCATAAAGAGAATTATATATTTCTATCGTCGTTTTTACAGATCCTTTTTCTTCAGCAGGTGTTTTAGTAAACCATTCATGTTCTTCTCCAGCAACTAATTTTTCTCCATTACTAAATGTTAATTCATAGCAATTTATCTCATCACTAATTGGATGCGCTTTAACAACTCTGGTAGGATTTCCACTCCAATCTAATACAAAATCACCATCCTGTAATTCTCCCATAGTTTTATATCCATCTGGAGTAGGAATAATAGTATCAATGGCTAGTGGCTTTCCAATTTGTCGGCTTGCACAAATAATTGTTCTTTTATTTTCAATAATGCTTCGGATTGCTTTCTTTTGTGCATCAAATAACTTAATTTTCTGTCTTCCTTTATCTAAATGTACAATGACAAAAAAATGCTCTGCAAAGTAGATTACATCATCCATACATTTTTGCATTTCAATTGCTTGTTCAGGTGTGTAATCTATTGTAATATTAATTGGCAAACTTTCATTATTATTTAAAAATTTATCTACTTTCTTAATAGCCATATAGTTTATTTACTTTTAGCAAAATTGTTGTGTTTAATGTAAATAAACATATGGACAACGATTTAGTATCAATTTATGAGAATGCATACCTAAAAGGTAATGTTATTGAAGAGAAGAAAGTTTCTGCTAAAAAAGATGATGAAGCTGAAGAATCTCCGAAAAAAACCTTTAAGCGCAAAGGCAGTAAGCCTAAATTTAAAGGGAAAAAAAGTAAAAAATCTATGAGCAAAGCAGATATTGGCGGAATCACATACGATTCATTTAATAGGTCCGAAACTATTTTCGACAAAATCCTTCGTGAGATGGACGAAATGGGTGGCGGAGTAACTGGAGTAAGTTCTGTTGGTGACGACAATAATGTGTTCGACGCCAATGATCTTTCTGATGAAACTGGAGATGAGCAATCTTTTACTCTTTCTGAATTAAAAGCTATGACACTTGGAGAATTAGTGGATCTTCTTTCTGGCGACGATATGGTGGATGACGAATATGATGATTCCTTAGATTCAGGTTATGAAGATGACTTGAGCGAAGAAGATGACATTCCTAGCGAATCATATGGTTTCACTGGTGGAGAAGGTAATTATAAAGGAGATCAGGGAAATTATGACGGAAAGGCAAAACGTCAAGCGCCAACTAATTTCGTAAAAGCTAATGGTGATGCAGATTTTGGAAATTCCGAAACTGATTATGATCCAGAAGAAGTGGATGGAAATGAAGAAAGTAATTATAAAGGCGACCAAGGAAACTATGATGGCAAAGCAAAACGTCAAGCACCAACTAATTTGGTAAAGTCGAACGGTGATGCGGACTTCGGTAAAGTCAAACCGGGTTTCAAAACTAGTAGTGGTAAAAAAGACAAAAATTACTTCTAATAAAATAAGAAATCAATTTTAAAAAACAAAAGGTCCATGAATTCATGGACCTTTTGTTTTTTCTATATAAATAACTTTATGCTTTATTATATTCCTGATCTTGTTGTAAAAACAACGTGTATTGGCAATGCCTTATCCACCATGAACATTAGTTTCTCTTCATTAGATACTAATCTTTATAATTTATCAACATACACTGTTAATAGCGTTAATTATTTAAGCGCAACAATGATTTCAGTTAGTGCAACACTTAATTCAAGAATAAACTTTTTAAGTGCAACAATGATTTCTGTAAGTTCTACACTAACAAATAATATAAACTTTGTTAGTGCATATTCAACAAATGTGAACAATAAAGTAGATGTTGTGAGTTCTAGTTTAAATGATATAAATGATTATGTCACCAATTATATATTTTCAAGTTATGATGATCCTTTAGCCCTAACGACTACCGCAGATGGTGCCACTATAACTATTAATTTTTCTACAATAACCAATGGAACTGAAAGACATAATGCTAATATAGTATTAGGACATAATATAATTTTGGGTAATTTTAATGGTGCAACACCCGGACAAAGCGGTAGTATTGTAGTTTTTGTAGCATCTGCTGGAAAAAGCATCTCTGGATATGGAAATCAATGGGTATTTAACGGAACATCTGCGATATCAACTACACTTTCTGCTAGAAACTTAATTCGCTATTACGTTCATTCCATTAATAATAATACAAAAATATTAGCAGAATTAAAGACTTTTTAATTTTCTTTTTTCTTTTTTTGCATTGAAATGCAAATTTCATAAATTGATGATATTAATTGTTCTTTTTCTAATTGAAATACAAATGATTTTTGATATTTTTGTAAATATGGTGTTGCAGATGATTTGAATAAAGGCGTTACAAAACTGCCTTCTTTATTACATAATATAAAAAACGTTTCGTCTATATCATATTCATTAATAAAATTTTCAAATTGTTCTAATTTATATTCTGTGGTTTTTTCAGAAAATAAATCTATAAAAAGGATTTTCTCCGCACGTTTATAACAAAATCCCGTTATTGGTTTATTTTTTACCATTTTTCTTTAATAACTTATTAGCATCAATGTACTTTTTTGAACATTTCGAACACAATATAAAATGACGTTGTTTTGTATCAAATCCTGTATAAAATCTTCCATAACAATGTTTACAAGAAGAACTAGGTTTTTTTACTAACGGAATTTGGAAAGCATCCAACACATCTTCATCACTAGGTAAAGATTCAAAGAAATATCCTCCAAAAATAGAAAAGTATAAAGATTTATCCATGTTATTCAAATTTTATCTCTAAAATATTATTAAATAATTTATTCGGAGACTTAGGATCAATTTCTTCTATCCAACGTTGGATAGAAGAAATTATTTCTGGACGATTTTTAAATAATGAAGAAATTCTATAATCCATATAAATTAAATTATCTTCTACATATTCTTCTATTTTAAAAGGATATGGTACTCTGATAACATCTATTTTCTTCTCTCTTTTTATAGTAAATTCAAAAAAGAAATTATTACTAATAATACAATTTTTAATTAAAAGGAATTTTCCTTTTTTTATCGGTTCATCATTTATATAGAGAATTATATTTTTTTGAAAATATTTATCAAAAATCTTTTCTATCTTTTCCGAAGATGTCAACAAATTCATGAAAATACTTAGAAGGGAAAAGATATAGTTCAACTATTGTTTCCCTTCTTCTTATTAAAATTGAGAACAAAATCTTTCAAGTTTTGATAAACTGATAATACACGTTTTGAAACAGGTTTTGGGTCAGGGGATTGACTAGAATTAATTAAATTCCCCGGACTTCTTCTAGATAATTGTTTCATTGCATATGCTTCTCCTTCATATCCCATAAAATCATTTTTTTGATCATTGCTCATATTTATGATATATTCATAAAACCAATCATAAAATTCTTGCATTTTATCTGGATCTGATAAATCAAATAGTTGTCGAATCTTAACTTGTTCAGCGCCAAAAACACGATATTCCTGTCGAAAAAAATCCCAGACTACACATAAATTTTTCGATTTATAATCATAGCCCATTCCTCGTCCATTTGGAGGACGAAAATGCAGAACAGTGTTTCCAAATGGTCCATTTAATAATTCGTAGTTAGTAGTTCCTAATAAACCTCTAACATCATTCCATTGCAGCTTTTCATGTCTTCTGACAAATGTTAATTCCACAACATTTTGACCAAGCATTTGCTGCACAGACGAATTATTCATTCATATATTTATCTTGCCAAATATATATTGTCTTCTAAATCAGTTTTCATCTCTTCGGAAGTACCATCAAATTCCACCACTGCTATTACTGCATCTTCCCGAATCAACCATGTTTTATAACCATCTACTTTTTGTTCATACGGTTGACCGACGCCTTGAGAAAATCGGATTATTTCTCCTGATGTTGCATGTTTTGCATCAGGACCACACATTAACACTTTTCCTAAACGAAACAATCCTTTTGATTGGGAAACTGGAATAGCAATACCATTTCTCATAATAGTATCTGCATCAGGTTCATCTAATAGTTGAACCCAAAGAGTATCTTTGTATAAATGTTTTATTTTCCATTTAGACAAATCTAAATCATAATTAACTATTTTTTCCGTTTTGTATAATTTTTTAATGGCATGGTTAATGCTGGCATTTTGTAAAGGAGTAATGTCGTCCATATTGATATTTAAAAGTTATTTTCTAGATTTCAAGATTTTTTCTTTTTGTTCAATTAGTTCTTTTTCAAGTTCTGGAAAAGTTTCTAACATAATATGCAATTCTCTCCTAGAAATTTCTAAATTATTACAAATAGTTTCCTCATCAACTTTTGATTCTTTTTTGGTTGCGGGCTTTCCGAAATATCTATAGTTTATATATTTTTTCTTAGGAATTAAAATCTTTAATAGATTATAGATTTCTTGCGGATCTTTCCATACCAATAATTTTGTATTTAATACATTATTGATTAATACACAATATTCTGGAGATACACCAGAAATATATTTTTGCACAAGATACGGAATAAATTGATCACTTTGAGTAATATCTATAAGCTCTTTATTTTTTAATATATCTCTAGTAAAATCAGATGAATTTTTCATTTTTTTATTGTTTTTATCGTATGATATACGCAGTATACCATTAGTCAGGAAGTTGTCAATTTATTAATTTCTGTATAGTGTTGTTTGAATTTGACCGATAGTTCGTGCCAAAGAGGATCATTATTATAATCTCCTAAACCATGATGAATGCAGAAAATGGGAAATACCCCGATTTTTAAATCATTTATTTTTGCATTATAGCATGCAGCCAAATCATAAAAATGAAAGGAGAAAGTTTTATTAAATATCGCAGGTTTATTTTTTAATGCTGATTTTTTGAAACTCATAAACAATCCATCAATGACTACAACCTCTGCTGGTGTAGGACCAAAGTAAACACTGTTGACGTGCGATTCCTGCGCTCCTGCAAAGTTTTTAGGGATGTAGTGGCACACCATCCCGCGTGCGTCCTGCGGGGATTCTGCGCTTAAATGCCATACAGGAGGAACATTCTTGTTATAATTTTGACTCGTTGCTCCTGCCAACCCGACAACATCATAAAGTTCATGAGCTTTTAATAATTTTTCAAATAAGAATTTATCATGAATTTCTAAATCATCATGCATGAATAATATGTAATCCTCACTGGAAGAATCTAATTTACTCTGATATAATTCTGACAATCCTATTTTATTTTCTGAAACAATATCCAAAATTATCTTTTGATCTTTACTAGTTTTATTAGCAAAAGATATTGAGGAATCTATACAAAAAAATGAAACAGTTTTTTCAAAATCTTTTAATAGTTTGGTAGTAGGAATAACAACACGAATTGAGAATTTCTTCATAATGTATTTTATCGGTTTTAGAAAAAAAGTCAAGAGTCAATAAATATAAGTATGAACTATAAAAGTCTATTCAATAAAATCTTATTAGAAGATGTGGGTCTTCCTCAAACGCCTAATTCTGCTGTTCCACGCCGAAACGGTTCTCATTCTGTACCGGGAGATGCAATGGGCGATTTCTTAGATCAAGAAACTGATCCTGATGAATTTTTAACTAAAGGTATTAAAGATACCTTTGCAACTGTTCAAAAACATTTTGATTCTAAAATGAATGATTTTTCCAATTCGTTATCTCCTGAAGGAGTGCAAGCAATGACTCTTAAACAGATTAAAGAAAAAGTAGGAGAGGTTGCAGATTTTACTAATCGAATTGAAGTTTTTTCTAAAGCTAAAATTGATTCTATGGCACAAGATCCGTATGCAATTATGGCAGGATTTGTTGCTAGTGATCCAACAAAACTAGCAGCATTTAAAGAACTGCATAAAACTCTTCAAGATTTCCAAAATTTATTTGAAGATATTGATGCAGCAGTTAGTAATGTGCATAGTAAAGTGGCCGAATTTGTTTCGGATTTACAAAAATCTGATCAACTCGAAAATCCTTCTCCACAAGTTTAATAAAAAAGGCCGATTATAATCGGCCTTTTTTATGTTAGTTTCAATAAACCTTTTTCACCGGAAAAAGAAAAATTGATTATATCATTTGGATCTATACAATCTATCTTATTCTCCACACAAAAATCATTTAAATCTTTAGTTTTGGAATAAATTCCTTCGTACAAGAATACTTTTTCATTATTTTTGAGTTTATTAATGATAATATCAACAACTTCCTTTTCTTCAAACCGATAATTGTCCAATACCCAAATTTTTTGATGAAATGGAAAATTATTAGTTATTTCCTGTTCTTGCTCGTTTGTTAAGTGTGTTCCTGATATTGCAATTCCATTTTTTACAAACATGGAATCAATTTGACCTTCGAAAATAAAAATATAAGGGAAATTTTCATCAATTTTATTCAAATTGAAGACTGGTTTTTTGCTTCCAAATTTTATTAAGTATTTTGCTTTTTTGTCATTATCAGATATTTTCCTAGAAATATAACTTTCGATTTTTCCTTTTTCATTATAGAATGGAATAATTAGTCTGTTTCCGTGAAACTTGTCGTTTAAACAACAAAACAGTGTTTTCGGGGAATTAATTGCTGAAAACAATCTGCGATTTTTACAATATTGTAATGTTGTTTTAACAATCGGAAAATTATCGAAGTATTTTACTTGCAATTCGTCTCGGAGATTTACACATTCTCCGGGAAGAGTAGGAACTTCATAAACCGCTTTTTCTACAGAATCCACCACTAAACTATAATCAGTGCTATAATTATTATCTTTTAAATCTTCTAAAACTTCTTTAAAAGATAAATTTGCAACTTCCATAACCCACGAAACCGGAAACCATGACCGATTACAATTATGACAAAACAAATAGTTATCTTCTAGAAAATAGAATAACCGTGTTTTCACGTTCCATGATTTGCCTTCCCTGCAAACTGGACAGCAACCGTTTAAGTAATAACGACTTTCTTTTACCTTAGAAGAATATATATTGAATTTGTCTATAATGTATGATTGCGGCAATTCCACCATCAAAGATACTATAAAAGGTAATAGTTGCAATAAGTATTTTTATTAATATGACTGACGAGTTTGATAAATTTTACCAAAGAATTGTAACAGAATATTTGACTGCTAAATCTAAACGAAATAATAGTAATCAAAAATCTCGTTATTGGAATAATAACTTGTATCCAACCGCATCAAATAAAAGAGTTCGTTCATCAAATAAAAGAATAAGTGATTCTCAAAAAACTAAAGTTTATAAGCAGCAACAATACACTGGAAATTATTGGAAAGAAAAAGGCGTTAGAGTCCGAAATAAATCTGAGAAAAGTGCAGATGAAGCAGGTATTGCTAAAGGGTTGGGTGGAAGATTAAGAATAAGTGGAGTCAATCCTCGTCAACCGGGCGCAAAAGTCAACTCTAAACAAGGTGATATGATTGTAAAATATACTTTACCAAATGGAATTAGCAAAATTGGTTCTCGCGGAAAAACACAATATGATAATATTGAAAAAATATTCGGTGATGATTCTTAAATAAAGATATGTCAATTATTCCCACAAATTGCGGAGATTTGAATTTAGCATTTTTCTCCCAGAGTTTATTAGATGGTTTTCAACAAAATCATATAGCAAATGCTCGTCAACCAAGCATTGTTAATGGAGGAATCACATATTTTCATAATACTATTTGCAATTGGGCATATAATGTTCCTTTAAAATTTCATTGGGTAGTAGTTATAGAAGCAATCAATTCTAATTTTTTAAAAAATGAAATAAAACAATTAGGAAATCGGTATGAAGGAAAAGGATGGAATGTTAGTAAGAGTGTTGATGCAACAACAATGGATAGTGTCCAAAATGTCATTGGATGTATTTTTGCTCAAGGCGTTAGTATTCCGGGAGAAAAGATAAAAGTGGAGTATTCTGGAATAACGGAAGGTTCTAATAGAGGATTTATAAATTCTCCGATTATTGCAGGACGTTCAGATTTTGAACCATTACAAATAGGATTTTTAGAAACAAATCGGTCTTTTATTGATGGATTTTTACGTCCGTGGTCTATTCTGGTTGCACACCGAGGATTAATTGCTACTGAAAATTCATCTTCTATAAAAGCAAGAATTACAATTCATCAATTAGCAAGAGATGGAACAGATGTTCAATCAAGAATACGAAAAAGTATAATTTTTGAAAATTGTGCGCCAATTTCTATTGCAAGTGAAAATCTGGATTATTCTTCTTCAAGCGACTTTCCTAAAGTTCAAGCAGACTTTGTATATTCTAAATATTATATAGTGGATAATATATCTTAACCTATATAATTAAAGATATGGCATCTAATCGAATATGGATTCCTTCAATTCAAAAATATAAAAGAATGAAGGAAATAGATTGTGAGCAATATCGTGATATTCTGAAATCTATTGATGATGATACTGATTTTGAGCTAACATTAAATGAAGTTATTAACTATAATCTATTAGATAAAAGTATTTTTTCAACTATTACATTAATTGATAAGTTTGTAATACTTTTGCAATTAAAAGTGGTATCTTGTGGACCTATATTAAAATTAACTAGAGTTTGTGAGAAATGTGAAAGTAAAACCAACTTTAGTATTGATTTAAATAAAATGTTGGATGATTTATCTGAAAAGATTGACCAATCATTTTCGACTACTTTTCATAATGCATCAATAAGTGTAACTTGTGATATTCCTTCTTTACTTTTAGATGAAACTATAAATGTTGAAGAAACTGATTATAATAAAAAATTGGATTTATATCTTTATTCTTTTATTAAAAATATAAAAGTCGGAAATTCGGAAATTAATTTAGATGAAATTTCATTGTCAGACAAAATTGCAATTTGTGAAAGTCTGCCATTTTCTCTGTTATTAGACATTAAAAATAATTTTATAGATGTTCTTCATAAAATATTCAAGAATCTATTATTATTAAAGACTAAGTGTTCTAATGATAAATGCGAAGATTCTTTGGAGTTGAAGATGGATTTTAATAATTTGACAGATTTATCTAAAATATTATTTCGTGATTCTTCATTAGCTAATATACTTGGGCAATATGCGAACATTTCAATGAATTGTCATTTCGATTACAACTTTTATAAAAACTTATCTCCCGGAGAACTTGACATCGTAACAAATATGCTGAAATCTAGTGAGAAAGATAATACAAAATCGTCTAAAGATATAAACTTATTTGAAGAATATAACGTTAATGCAGCAGGTATGGTTGAAAGTCCAAGTGAATTCTTGTAATTACTTTTATGTCTCAACCATTAAACATTAGTGAAATACTAAATCTTGTTCGTGAATCCAATCGTGATTTGGAAAAATCTTTATATATTCCATCACTTGGTAAATCTGTTGTAGTCAAACCAATGACTGCACTGCATTTGAAGAATATTATTAAAACTTCTGTATCAGGAATTTTTGCAAATAATATTTTTAATCAAACAGTGTATGGAATTCTTAATGAAATATTAATTGATGATAGCATAATTTCACAAATTAATACTTTGGATAAAGTTGCAATTATTCTTCAACTTCGACAGAACAATATTCGTCCTACAATAGAAGTAGAATTATCTTCAGATGATAATAAAATTAAAGAAGAAATTAATATCAGTACAATTTTATCAAAGATTCAACAAACGTCTTTTAAATTTGATGATGAAATTGTAGTAATAGATTCTACCGAAATATTAATTAATTTTCCAACAATAAATCAAGAATTCTTATTTAATCGTAGTTTTGAAAAGAATTATACTAAGAAAATTGACGAAAGTGACAAGTCTGCATTAAAGGAAATTTTCGGCGTTTTGTTCATTTATGAAATCGCACAATATTTAAAGAGTATTAAATTTAAAGACACCGTTATAGATTTTTCTGAATATTCTGTTGATAACCGAATTTCCGTAGTAGAAAATATTTCAGGAAATACAATTTCCAAAATTATAGAAACAATTGACCAGAAATTTGGAAAACAATTAACAGATATTTTATCTGTAGAAAAAACCATAGATGGAATAAAATACTCAGGAAAAATAGAAATTAATCCGTCGATTCTTTCCTAATAAAAAAGCCGCTAAAAAAGCGGCTTTTTTAATTTTAATTATCTAGGAGTTCCTAATGTTCCTTGTCGTTTAACAAAACGACCTTTTGGTCCTTGTGCCCATTGTCCAGTTAAATTTCTAGCTAATGGTTCTCTTGAAGAACTGTAACTATTTGATGGTGATCCTCCAGTTGAAACGTCCATAACATGTTTATCTAATTCACTTTTCATATTGCGAATTGATGCTTCAATTTCAGGAGTTGCAATGTCTAGTACACGCAAATCATTTAAATAATCATCTAATGCTCTTTGGAGAACCGCACGATGTCTTTTTAATGCACTGCTGCCTTTTGCTTGTTCGTATTCGTAATCACGATTATAACCTTTTGGTTCACTGCGACCTTTTAAAAAACCTTTTGTTCGGTCAAATGCACGACCTAAAATTCCTTCTGCCAAAACTATTTGACTTTCAGATAAAAGATTATTATTGATATTTTCTTGGATTTGACTTTCAGTTAAATGACCAGAATATATTTGACGTTCGAAACTTTCATTTTGTGATTGTTCGTATATATGTTGATATGAGTTGTTCATGTTATTATTTACAATTTATGAAATATTTATTCCTGCTGCTTTTAGTTGTTTAATAAAACCAGTAGTTTTTGCCCAATCCCATTGATTGGTTCTCATTAAATTATTCAAGACTGCCGCCATTTTATTAACTTGTGCTGGCGGAAGTTCATTCTGCTTCTTCTTCTGTTTCTGTGGTTGTTGAAGCTGTTGTGGTTGTTGAAGCTGTTGTTGGAATTGCTGTTGAAGCTGTTTATGTTGATTCTGTGGTTGTTGAAGTTGCTGTTGGAATTGTGCTTGCGGAAGTTGATTTTGTTGAGGTTGTTGATTTTGTTGAGGTTGTTGATTTTGTTGAGGTTGTTGATTTTGTTGAGGTTGTCTATTTGTTCGAACTGTATTTGCAAACGTTACCGCATTTAGAATTGCCTGATTTATTTGTTGATCTCCTAAAATATTATCAGGATTATTTGCCAATGTTGCCAATTTAGGATTGTTGGCTACATCAACTCTCTGACTTTGAAAAAAATCTAGTAATTCACTGTTAGTCAACGCATTGACCTTTTTATTAATACTTCCTAAATAACGGTGAAGCTGTTTTTTTAAATTATTGGCTTGTTGACTATATTGTTGTTGTCCTTGTGCAGATGCTTGAAAATTTTGTAAAGGTACTTTACTTTTTGCCCATGTTCCTGCCCTTGAAAGCATTCCTACAGGATTTGCTTCCAAAAGAGACACTAAATATCCCGGTTTATATCTTTCAATTAAATTTAATTCAGCATAAGAAATATCAGGTGATCTCACCATTTCTAAAATTCTACTTTCAGTTAGATAGCCAGACAATAATTGTTGCTCCAAATTATCTAAATGTATTTGTTCGTAGACGAGGCTAGGTTTATTATTCATAATACATTACTTACAATAAATAGATATGATGGCAGATATAGCAGACATAATTTTAGCAATAGAACAATATTTAGCTAAGACAGGAAAAGGCAAATCTTACCTTGCCGATAAAATCGCTGAAGTTTTTGAATCAGACGATTCTCCGTTTAATGTTAATGGTACTGCTTTAACAGAATTGAGAAATAATATTCTGGATATGAATAAAAATATGTCCCAAAACAGTAAACATATTGATAAAATGTCTAGAGGACTTCAGAGTTTTGCTGCTAAATTGAAAAATATAAAATTACCAGATCAAAAATCTTTAGATTTTTCTGGATTTGGCGAAATAACGCAAAAATTACAAAATTTTGGAACCATAATAGACAAAGCTAGTCAGAATTTAACTTCACAAAATCTTGGAAAAGAAAAAGCAGTTAAAGAAAAAGTTACCTTAGATGTAAATGTGCAATCATTTTCAAATAGTGCATTAAAAATTTTATCAAAACGAATAAAAGAAGATTCCCCCGAGAAAAATACAACTATAGTTAATAATATCAATCGAGAAAAAGAAGAAGGTAGCATATTAGGTTCTATTTTTAAAACTATATTTGGTGGTGTTGCACTATTGGCAGGGGCGGGTTTTATTGCTAAATTTTTAGAAACTCCCCAAGGATTAAAAATGAAAGAGTATTTCAAGGAAGGATTTTCAAAATTTGCGAAAATCGCAAAACCTTATTTGGATGCTGCATGGAATTGGCTAAAGGAAAAAATGCCTCCACTTTTTGACACCTTGTTAGATTATGTTGTAACAGGTGCAAAAGCATTAGGCAATTTAACAATAGAATTTTTCAAATCTACTTTTAATTTTTTCGGTTTGAAGGGAATGTTAGGACCACAATTCCAAGGAGTGGCAGTTCTTTTAACCAAGGCAATTTATTATGGAGTTTCTAAAATAGGAAAAGGGTTGTTAAACTTTTTCTCATTCGGAGTTTTTGGTAAAATAGAAAATTTGATGTATAGGTCGTTTAAATTTATCGGGGGACATGTGGAGAAATTTGGAGAAATGATAAATGGGTTTATAACAAAAATTGCATCAAAAGGAGGCACTTTTGGAAAAGTTCTTGCTCCAGTTGGTAAACTATTGTCAGGAACATTATTCAAAACCATTGGTAAACAATTAATGAAAAGAATACCAATCATTGGTTCATTCATTAGTTTCAAGGATGCATATGATCGTTTTCAACAAGGTGATTATATTGGAGGCTTTTTAAGCGTAGGTTCTGGATTAGCAAATTTTGTTCCGGGAATTGGAACGGTTATATCAATTGGAATAGATTTATTAAATGCATTCATAGATTACAAAGCATCAGAAACATCAAAATCAAAAGGTGCAATGATTGTGGATTTCTTATCTGGTATAAGAGATAAGATATGGAACGGTTTGCGTGATTTGTTAGGAGATTTGTTAGAAAGTTTAAATCCGGTTAATTGGTTCAAAGCGGATAGTAATGATACTCGCAGTTTATATGAAAGAATGAAGAGTTCTGTGTCATCATGGTTTTCAAGTGATTCTCCAACTCCAACCCCGGCTCCACCAACACAACATACTGCCCCAACTACAACTACTTCGCCAAATGTTTCTCCAGTTTCTAAAATTGTTGAACCAATTAGTGAAGTAAATGAAATTAGTTTAATAAAAACATCTGAACAAATCGAAACATTGAATAAGAAATTTGATCAATGGATTTCGTTAATGGAACAAGGATTTATAACAGTTGCAGGTGCATCTGTGCAAGGAAGTAATCAGATTACAAATGCAGTATTGGCTACTGCAAATTCTGGAAACAGTGGTTCTGCCTCTGGTCCTGTCATTGTTAATACACAAGATCCAATTACTCAATACCGAATAAGAGCACAAAGGGCTATTGAATATAATTCACGCTAAATAATTTTATGCCAACTAATATCAATTACACATTGAAAGAAAAGGAAAATACCAGATATTATGTACCAATTAATAGCGGAACTATTGATGTGGTAAGTGATATGGCATGGACATTAACGCCTCCGGGATCAAGGGAACAATATAATAATCGTGTTCCTTTTATGAGTCTTACCGAATATCAGCAATCTACTGGTCAATTAATTGCATCTATAATTTACTTTGCAAGAGTGGGACAAAGATTGTTTGAAACTGGACGAAGTGCATCTGGTTTATGGAATGCAGATGCTGATCCATCAGAGGTATATAAACTGAAATATTTCGGAGAACCTACAGGGTTTAAATATCGCTTGCCTTATTTTAATCCCGCACATACAAAAAGAGGAAACACTTTTGGCGGAGACGAAAATCCATTTTCTAGCTTACTATCATTGAGTAAAGATATTACTGCCTTTTTTCCTAAATCGTTATTTTCCAGTGGAGTAAAAAGTAGTAGCAAAAATATGTATTCTACATTAGGATTAGGAAGTGCATGGACAGATACCGCAATTTCATTAATTAATCAAGCAATACCGGGTAAGATAAAATTCGAATATCCTCAAGCATGGAACGAAACAAGTCCTGAATCATATTCGACATCATTTGATTTATTCAACACTGGAGATTTGAATCAAGCTATTCAAAATAGAAGATTTTGTCATTTAATAAGTTATCAAAATTCTCCGTCAAGAAGAAATTTTGCGATTATGGACCCTCCAGTAATTTATTCATTAAGCATTCCCGGAATAGTTAATCTTCCAGTTTGTTATGTAAATGATTTAAGTATTACCAATTTAGGAAATACCCGCGTAATGTATATTGATAATAAAGAAGTTTTAATTCCGGAAGCATATCGAATAAGTTTATCATTTCAATCATTATTACTACCAACAAGAAATATTATGCTGGCGGTTGAGAGTGGAAGTGTAGTCGAAGGAATCAGTGATTTAAGTCCATTTTTAAATCAGGCAAACGAATTGATTAATAATGTTAGAACATTTGGTAATAATTCTCAACCAAATACTACACCAGAAGAAGATCCATTCCCGAATGTGAATTTAAACAATTTTTAAAATTATGACTAATACGGTAGACTTTTATGATTATGCCAAAATCTTCAATATTTATGAAGAAAAGGATGGCACACAATTTTTCAATTTGATGAATTCTATTAATATTAGTGGTGACATTGATCCTCAATTATATCAATATGATTATATAGAATCATTTACATCGTTTTATGCATTATCAAAAAAATATTACGGAACTCCTAAACTTTGGTGGATTATTCTTGTTGCAAATAATATAGACAATCCTTTTTCAGTAAAAGCAGGTCAACAAATAAAAATTCTAAAAAATGCAGCAGTTACTGAAATATTAAATCAGATAAATAATCCTTGATGTCACTAGAATCTTCGAATAAAACTTTTAATTTTAACAAACAGGATTATGAATTTTTGATAAGAATTTATAATGGTGTTAATGATGTAATTTTGAATAGTGTGGCATGGGAAGATTTATTTTTAGAAGAGGATATTTTCGATTGGAAGATAAAAGGAAGCATTCTTGTAAAAAGCGATTATGAAACATTTGAAAGAGCAAGTAATGATGCAGTAAAAGCAACAGGAATGAACAAGAGTAATTTGATTTACAAATTTCGTAATGATTGCCGTGATACTATTTTCATAACTATTAAACCTACAAATCCTACACAATTACAAGGTTTAGAAAACAATAGTAATTGGCAATTTCGTGATAAAATTTGGAGAATGGAGTTAGAAGGAGTTATATATGATGTAGAAGATTTACCAAATGAAGGAGTTGACAGAAAAATTAAAAAACTTTATTTCTGGGACAAAACTTATCAAATGATGCTGGAAAAAGATTCCGAATATTCTACTGCAAATACCGGAAGCAATACAGGAAAGAATAACACTCAATCAAGTAATAGTTCAAAAAGTTTAGCAACGGTTGAAAGTGTTGCTGCATTATTAACAAGTGATGAAGACTTTAAAATTCATTCGGATTTAACATCCAATCCGAATGAATGGGAAACTGGTGATGAAAAAACAAAAATATATTTTTCATCACCTGTTGGAGCGAAATTTTTAGATAATTTAAACTATCTACTAAACTATACATTAGCATCCGCTAACGATAATTATCAACCTTGTATTTTTAAATTAGAACGAGCAGAAAAAAGCATGTTGCCAAAACAGTTTTCTCTAAAATCTATTAAAAAATATTTCCAAAAGGCTGGCAAAGAAGTTAAAACTCCCGGAGAATATCAAAATGAACACTTTTTCATATATAGCGGATCAGATGATAAAAATGTCTTTCCTATTCAAAAAGCTCCATTAGATTCTACAAAAATTGATTTGAATGGTGAAATCAAAGCAGATAATGCGAATACAATTCGTGGCTATCAATTAATGGATATTAGTGGACTAGACTATTCAATGAACTTAACAGATTACAGAGTAGTTTTCTATAATTACTCAAATGGGCAATTTATGGATGAAGGTCAAAAGCATCGTGCAGAAGAATATAAAAAGTTTTTTAATGATACGATTCGTCCAAATATTTTAACAAAAAATAGTTCGGATCGTTTGCCATTAACCCCATTTATTAAAGAAGGTAAAAATACTAAAACTGTTGTTTCTTTACGAACAGATGAAATGTCTCGTTTAGCAGATGGACGTAATCGCTTGCTGAAATATTATTTATTTTCAAATTTAGCAATTTCATTTGATGTAGAAGGGTCCACTCATCGTCAACCCGGAAGATTTTTTGGTGTTTCGAAACAAAGCGAAAATTCAGAAGAATATGACAATAAATTAGAGGGTCAGTATTTCTTAACCAACGTAGTACATCATTTCAACAATGCAAAAAATTCTTATATGACAAGAATTATAGGAGTTAAAACTCATACATACGAAGAAAATAGTTCTTTTGTTAGTAGTGATGTTTCAATTATAAATCCTGTACAAAATAAACGAACGGAAACACAAGTTAATCCAAACAAAGATGATTCTTCTCAGCCACCAATAAGAAATGTTTCACCATCAAATGAATCAACTAATAGTTCTGATGGATGGAAACCATGGAATCCATCTTCTGATCCATTAGAAATAGATGATTCAGGAAATGTTAATGAAGTTGAACCTCCTAGTGGTGATTTATTCCCAAATACAAATGAAATAAATGGAATCCCCGAAGATACTTCTGAATATATTCCTCCTGCAACATTTGGTCCTGAAACAGATTTGCCAAGTACGCCGGGAAATTCTGATGGAAGTATATTTGATGATTTGACTCCAAATCTTCCAGAAGATGTTGGTCCTTTGACATAATAATTTCTCCTAGAAATTTATTGTTAAATAAATAACTAATATGCCTCAAATTGTTACGGAAGATTTTCAAAAATCATTAAGATCCAGCCCCCACGGAAAACGCAAAAATGGTACAGAAATTGATGAATTATACTGTGCAATGGAAACCTCTGAAAATCCATTGGATCGAACAATACAATTAATTGCAGAGTTTCACGGTCCTTGGTCAGGTGGTTCTGTAGAATTAACTGATTTTACATCATTTGTTGCATCTGCATTAAAATCATCGCCAATGGCACAACAAGCTGTTCAAACTGCATCACAAGCATTGGATGCAGTTAATGCGGTGAATAGAGTTGTGGAATCTGCGGTAGGCAAGCATTCTCCATTAACTTGTGCAATTATGCCCGCTCCTCTATTACGAGAATTTTTGAATAGAGCACAAAAATTACATCCTTCTATTAATATGTATCTTCAAATGAATATTGGTTCTTTCCCATATTTTCAACAAATTAGCGAAGATATAGGTTTATTTGCCAGCATTGTTATGAATCAAAGTTCTATAGATCCAATGATGTGGCCCTTACAAGGAGGAGTCGGATGTTTAAACACAAATAGTCGAATGAATTTAAACACTTATTTAAAAATGGCAGAAGATATTTTTAATTTAATGGATAATGCTAATAATCTTACAAATGCATTGTTTTTAAGATCAATGGCAAAACAGAATAACATGTCATTTTTACATCCAGAATATTCTAAAGAAACTCCAATTGCTCATGGTCATAATTTCACTATGGATGTTTTTAATGCTGCAAGAAATATCGCAGCAATGGCACCATGTTTAGCAGCAGTATTGAGTATTGCAGGTGATGTTATTCGATTAATTAATAAATTTTTATGTTTAAAGGAATTGAATCGTTATAGTGTAGAAGGATTCGAAATATCTATGAATGAAGGTCCGAATGGAGAAGCGGTAACATATATTGTGGATCAATCAGGTAGACCAATGCATGATAATGAGAAAAGCAATGATTTAACTGATCCTACTAATGATTCTATTTTGGGAACGAAAATAGAATATAAAAACGAGACTAATTAAAATCTAAATATAATTATGATTAAATTTGAAGGAAAATATCGCGGAATTGTAATACAGAATAATGATCCTAATCAGTCAGGTAGGGTTAAAGTTTTCGTGCCCGGTATAAATCTTCATCAAACAAAAAACTGGAATCAACAAAACGAAGAAGATAAAATCTTCAAAGTGTTAGGTCAAAATACAAATAGTAGTTTAACACCTGAAATTATAAACAATCAAAAAGAAAAATTGTTTTGGGCAGAAGTAATGATGCCAGTTTTCGGAATGAGCGCACCGGGTTATTATCGTGCATCAACAGATTTTTATTATATTGGAAATGATTCAGACTATCTTTTTCAAAATAATAAAACAACTGATGCATTTCAATTAGACTCAATTCAAGCATCATTAAGAATAAACATTGGAATTCAAAATCCAAACTATGGAATTTCTCCACGGTCTTCTATAAATTTTAATTTTCCACAAATAGGAGCAAAATATTGCATTCCGAGAAAATGTGATACTGACAATAATGGTGATGTTAACAATTTTTGGAAAAAAACTAACACTCAATTAGATAATATAATTTCTCAATTACCAAAAGTTTATAAGAACAAAACGACTGTTTTGGATAAAGAAACTTATCCATTACCATCCACTCAAAAAAATAAAAATAGTGATGATATAAATTATTCAGTATTAGCAATTGATTTGGATGTTTCTGATCCAACTGTTTACCTAAACGATGTCCCTATTCCAAAAGATAGTCCAGTATACAATACAAACTGTTTTTACACTCCTTCTTTACCAAGTTCGACTCTTGGTTATGAGGCACCAATATTATATGTATCATCAACAGGAATTCCTGCAAATTCTTATTCCGAATTGCCTGTCGGTTTAACTATTAATGGTAAAAAAAGTTTAAAGAATAATTTTCAATTACAATCATCAAATGACAATGAAGTAATTTATAAAGATGGAAATCTTAAAGTAGTTGTTGATAAAACCCGAATTAATTCGATTACTATATTTCATAATAATAATCGGTTCGATTATAACAAAATAAATGCATTAAAACCATTGTTGAGTAAAAAATCTAAAATTATTATGCCGCGTGCTCCTCGACCAAACGGACAAAAAATGATTTCTAGAGGTGGCGGCGGTGCAGAAATTTTTGCTAATGTAATTTCCCAATTATTACCTTTATATATGAGAATGGATGCTCACATTGGAGGAGCAAACAACGAATCAAGATATAATATTAATACTGGTCGTTCTCCACTTAATGATCCAAATAATGTTAAAGGTTGCAATATAATTGGTAATATAGGTCAATCATATCGGGGGCCAATGAGAGCAGCAGATTATAATAATAATTGGAAAGGAATTTTATCTATTCCGGGAGTAGGATCACATGTTTGGGTTGTTTTTAATAATGGCGATAGTAATTATCCAGTTATTATTGGAACATTTGCATCACAAAATGATTTCAAAACAGTTTATAATGTTAAAACTAGTGAAGAATCTTCTGGTCCAGAAGTAACAACTCCTCCGCTTAATTCTACCACAACCGCAGAACCGGGAGATATATTAACATCAACTGATGAACCTGTTACAAGTCCTCTAGTTGCAAGTCCTGAAGTGATTTCTGAAACACCAAATCCTCCAATTCCGGAAATGGATGATAGTTATAGTTTAGATAATATAGAAGAAAACCCATACGAAGAAGAATTGCCTTTAGAAATGAGAACTTCTCCGAAACCGTTTATTCCATATGAAACCGAAGGAAATATGTTAACTCCATAAGTGGTATCAATGAATAGACTTACTACAGAATTAGGAACTTTCTTAATAACACAAGATGGAAGATATATAATTGTAGAAGATGGAAATGTTTAAGTTGATAGAATCCAATACTGCACATTAAATATCAATATGCACTATCCCGGAAAATATAATAATGACAGTTCTGAAAATGAAGAAATTTTCAAAGATAAAGTTGTTATCAATCAACCTTCAGGAAATATAGAATTTATAAATACAAAGGATTCTGAAAGTATAGCAATAACACATAAAAATGGGTCATATCACAAACTTGATAAATTTGGAACAGAAAGATTAACAACAAGAGATCATCGGGAACATGTTCAAGGAAATTCATTAACTAATATAAATGGCAGCAATACAATTACCATTGATGAAGGGGAACAAAAAGTTGTTTTAGGGGATAGTATAGAAACAACTGGAGATGCAAACAAATGGAAAGAACCAATGACTCAAATCAAAAATGCTCAAAAAGAATTGCATGATAAAAAAAGGTTATTTGAAGTAAAACGGGTAGATTCTAAAAATTCCATTGATCAAGCTCCGGGTCAAACAAAATCAGGAAACCCTGCTTCTTGTCCAAGTGATTCCACCACATCAAAAATAATTCAAACAAGTTCAACTACAAATGTTACACTTGAAGAAAACGTAATTCCTCGTAAAAAAATTATTCAAATAACTGATAACAAAGATGTTTATAAAAATGTAAAAGGAAGTGGTAATCGTTGTATGACATGTTGGGGAAAACTGGTTAGTCCATCAAGTCAGGACGGAGTTTGGGAAACTGAAAGTGGTAAACAGGATATTACCAAAAAACGAGAAGAAGTTCAGAAAAAAATTGTAGAATATGAAAAACAATTAGGACAAAATAAATGCCCGAATGGAGGAACTTCTATTAAAAATATTGCTAAAAATTTTATAGAAAATATCGGTTTAGTGTTTAACGATTTTGAAAGTTTTCGTAAAGATCCTCATGGTAAATTAGTGCCTTGCGGCATTAAAATTGATCCATTAGGAACAACTATATATACACAATATCGGGATTCTTCACTCATAGAACACGTAGATGTTGAGAAATTGCCCGGTGGTAGTTATGAACTAAATGTGAATGACGGATGGAAAGCAACAGTTGGTTCTAATGGTATTGATTTTAAAACTACTGGACCTTTGAATTTATTTGGTTCTATTGTTAACTTAACAGGTGAACAAATTAATATTGGTTCCAGAGGAGAACTTGGTTTGGAAGGAGAACGAGTGGATATCTCTGGAGATATAATTTCTATTCGTCCAAAAAAATTATCCAGAAGTTTAGAATCAGGTGGAAATACTGAAGAAGAACAACAAGTATTAATTGATGGCAATTTAAATATTGGATTAAATGCAATTGTTCGTGGAGGATTGCATGTTGAAGGCGAATTAACAACTCATCATATAACTGCTCCTTGTGAATATCAAATCACTGAATCAGATTTTACATGGGGAGAACAAATTCCTCCTACTTTTATTGCTCCTAAAAAACCGGGAAAAAATGGAATTAGAGCAAATGTTCGACCAGAAGATTGTGTAGAAGATTTTCCGAAAAGTCCAACATATGCAACTCTTTTACCGGGTGCAAAAATTGGATTTGTTAATATAAAAGATGAAACTACGGGTGTGGAAAAAACTTATGATGTTTATTCTTATCGTTCCGAAAATTTTGCACAAGTTGATCCGCATTATCATTACTTCAAAAATCTTCCGCTAAAACTATTCCAGAACGCCGGAGAATTGAATGTAGCGGCAGGTAGTGTCGGGGGTAGTGGAACTGCGTCTCCACACGATGCCGTGCGTGCAGTGGGTTCTCGCAACAACTGGACTAAGCCTGTGTTGAGTTTGCCTGTTCAAAATTCCAAAACGGAAAATTCAGTAATCAATAAATTTAGTAATTGCGAAAACAATGGAATATCAATTAATAAAACTGATTGGAATGAACCTGCGGAAAGCGATTCATTACCAAATGGCGAAGGAGTTCGTACTAGTAAATATTCAGATCAGGAACTTAAAATCCGAATAGCACAAATTGAAAAAGATTTAGAAAGCAAATATGCAGAATTGAAAAGTCAACTAGCAATGATTTCATAATTAATCATCGTTGTCATCCATAAAATCTTGAGCAGATATTCCTCTATTTTGCAATTCTAAAAAATCAGATGCTAAATCGGATAATGCTCTCATTTCCATGTTATTTGCCGAATTGACTAATATCATATCATTTCCGCTTGTATCAAAACCGACTAAAATATAACAATCAGTGTATTCTGCTAAAACCGTAGCAATCGCATTTCCTAATTTGTATTTTTCCTCTGGCGTTTTCTGTTTAGGTTTGCGGCGAATAGTCGGTTCCTTTTTATCGGCGGATTCCAATATTTTTTCAATTTTTCTAATATCGGACTTTGATGGTTGTTTGTTTTTATCGTCCACAAGTTTACTTATCAGTCTCTTTATAAAAAGAAAAGGGAGAGACTTTCATCTCTCCCTTTTCTTTTTCAACTTCGTTGATGGTATCTCGGATGTTTATGAATAAGTCCTCGACTATTCAAATATTCTGCCAAAACTTCGACACTGTCAGTGTCAAGACGTAAGTTGGTATTAGTATATCTTCCTCCATCATAAAGATGCATTGTTTCATCTTTATAGCAAGTGATGAAGATACTCATTCCTCCGTTATCTATGATAAATGACCACTTTCTTTCATCAGTTTGTGCATAATCGAATGCATCTTCTTTGTCAATTGTGTATCCAATGTCACGAAGACGTTTAATACAATAGCTTTTAGTAGTAAGTTTATTAGACATTTAATTCAGCGGTTTCTTGGGGTTGATCTACGAGAAGAGGACTCTTTGTACAAATATATTCGATTGTATCAAAAACATCGTCAACTTCAACATCAGTCAAAATTCTATTAGATGAAATGATATCGAAATATTGAGTTCCTATATCGTATCGGTTAACATTATAAGTTACAAATATATTATCTGTTCCTTGGTTTATAATAGCTGTCCAGCAACGAGTATCAAGTTGATTATAACTGATATTTTGTCGGGTGACAGTATAGTTGGTATTCTTCAGGCGACCTGAAAAGTTATTGTAGTCCATTTATTTTATAAGTGGGGTTGTTATGTATTTTAGGTTTGTGTTGGGGTTTTCAACTTCGATGTACATGACTCCATTGTCATTTAATTTCATTGAAAAATCGTTTTTGGCTTTTAGTATAAACCTCAAAATATCAATATCATACGCTTTTTGCGGAATAATTGAGGTTGCACTATCAGTAACAAGAATTTTGATATCATCATAATGGGTTGCTGACTTATCACCAAAATAAAAATATACATTATTTTCTTCTTGTTGTAGGTAAAATTTACAGGTATCGGTGGAAAATTCCAATGCTTTTCGAATATTATTAACTTTATCCACGCTAATTTCCAACGAATGATGAACTTCGAATTGGCGAAATGTGTTTATGTTGAATTTAGGAACATCTACCAAATTATCATCCAATAGCCTAATATTGAATTTAATATCATTTGTGGAAAATGAACACATTCCATTTTCAAGAGAAAAATCCAAAGATATAAATGTTTCGTCATTATTAATACATTGTAATCCTTTAATCAATTTCAATACATTAATGCTGCATCGGTCGATTGATTCAGAAATATTCAATGGACGATACGTATTGTAAAGATGAATTGTTCTTGATTTGGTTGATGAAACTGAATATAATTCATTATCATGAGTAAAAATAGCTATTTTACCTTCTTTATTCAATTCATTAATTGGATTGATAAAATGAGCTATAAATTCTTTAGGATTGATCTGGATTTTCATCAGGAAGAGCGGCGGTAGTTGGAGGAGATAAACGGTCTAAAATAATTTGATTGCTTAGTATAAGCGCAGAGACTTGTTTTTTCAAGTCTTTAATAGAAGTTTTTAAAGATTTTATTTCAGATTTCAAAGATTTAACTTCAGTTATTAATGCATCACGAAATTGTTGTTCATCATCAAGATATTGTTTTTGTTTTGCATTGTAATCTGGTATATTAAAATTACTAGTTGACTCCATTGCAGGCATTCCATATTGAGGAGTTTGCGGTGGAGGCGAAAAACCTCCCGGCATGGGAATCAAATTTGGATTTGCTGGGGGAATAACTCCTTCTGGAATGTTCGGATCAACAGGCGCATATTGTTGTGGAGGCGCATACTGAGGGGGATATTGGGGAGGGTATTGTTGTTGCCCAATATATTGTGGAGGATTTGGACGTTGATTTCCTCCATTATTTAAAAAATTTCTAAAATCGGTGCGATTATGACGTAATCCGGAACTTCCGGCAAGATTTTGTCTCATTTGTCTTTCGACGGATGCCGCTAAAAATGCAATGTCTGTATTATCATCCATAAACATTATTTAGCGGCATCCACGAAATTTTCAACGATCAATCCTTTAAGAGTTCGTCCAGATCATCGTCTGCACTATCTCCCATTGGAATTTCGTCTTCCTCTTTATCAACTTTTTTAGAATTGAGTTTAACAGATTTAGACTTTTTAACAACTGGTGCTTCATCTTCATCTTCATCTTCATCGTCCATTTCGTCATCTGGAGAAGCACTTTCTCCGAACCAGTGCTTAGACAAGATTTCTTTAATTTCTTCCACAGGTTTTACCTCTGGAATAAATGTTTTCAAATCGTGTGCTTCTTGAAGAAGTTCCACGATACGTTCCTGACTAAGTCCAAGTGTTTCTGCATCATCAAACATTGTTTCGGAATAGTTATGATAACCACCTTTTTCCGTAACTTTAATGATAAGAGATTTACCCTTTTCACTCAAATCCAATGCTTTAGTTCCAATCTTTTTACTCATGTCACCAAAAATGGCACCATGAATACGTTTGAATACATCACTAATTGGTGCATTAGTCTTATCAAGTTGTGCTGGATAACGAACAACAACAACTTTACCAACTTTTTCTTTTCCTTCTGGATCATCCCCATCCACACTCACCAAATAAGCATTAACTAATTGCTTACGTTGACCAAGCAACTTATATGATGCTTTTTTTTCTGCGTCGTCACCTGCTTTGTTAGCTTCACTATAATGTTTCCATTGAGTAGCTTTATAAGGATCTTCTTTAATTCCTGCATCAGATGGAGAACGACCGCCAAAAATAAAGGAGTTATCTACACGGGAGGTGAATCCGATTTCCTTGTATGTAACAAACGTATTATCTACGTCCTTAATATTTGGCATGAGACGCACAGTATATGTGCAATTCTTTTTGAGGGACAGGAGTCTTTCATCTCCCTTATATCCGCCTTTTTCATTTTCAGTGCGAGTTTCCTCAACAGCTTTGACTTGATTAACAATATCTTCTAGATTTATCATAATTTTCTTAATTTGTTTCTTAATATTTTCTCAACTTTTTAGGTTATATTTTGTAGTTTTACCTACATTAGTATTTATCAGATTTCGTCGGTTTTCCTGCACCAGCACCATTTCCAGAATCGAACTGGACGGTTTTTAGATCAAATAAAAAATAGTTTTTAATTTGCTGTGTGAAATCTTATTGACAGAAGCGATTTTGGTTGTTTGTTGTAAGGATAAAACATCTTTTTATTTGCTGTATCGCTTCTTCCTTTATCTTACACTACTTTGCTCCCCTTTGCAACTGTTTTCTGATGTATCTTGCTATTTTTTCTTGGACTTTACTCAGAAATTCTTTTGTCTTCTGGCTTCCTTGATATTTGTTATACAAATTTTGTAAATTCATTGAAGACCCAAAATATAATTCAAATTCATCTTTTGGCAAATTATACAATAAATTGTAAAATTCTGGAATACTAAAAACAACATACCAAGAGATTTTATGTTGTTTTAAATGAATTAAGCAATCGTTTTGAGCCACTGAACAAAATTTAGGGTATTCTGAAAAACTTATTTCTTTTTCAATACAAAACTTTGCAATAAATTTATAAGATTCTTTGAAAAATTCAAATTGTGTTTCTGGTTCACTATCTTTTAGTAGTTGCAAAAACGCTAAACATGTAGAAATTCCTTTTTGACTACTATAAAAACTCAAAGAGTAATAAGGCTTTTCATCGTTGTAAATTTTATAAGGTGCATCAAAATATTTCTGACTGGAAAATGCAGGATATTTTTGAAAGATTTTTTCTATTTTAGCTAATTGAAATATTTTCTTTTCATCTTTTTCAATATCTGAAAAATTCTTTTTTGCACGAAAAGGTTCATTTTTGTTTTGACGATATGATTTTAAATATAAATTATAAATTTGTTTCTGCTTTTCCGTTAATTGATTCATTTTTTAATTTTTTTCGATTTGTTAAGAGAAGGATAACGATATGCCATATATTCTACAATAGAATACCACGAAGTTTCTGACATTTCAACTAGAGCATTTTGTAACTGTTGATGTTTTTGTATTGTTAGAAACAACGTAACACATGAAATTGGTTTATTAGTAACAATTGTTACTAAACTCCCAAATTTGTTTATCAAATCTTCTAATTCTTGATTTATTAAGAAAGTATTAGCACACGGAGATACAAAGTCATCATTATACATTATTTTTATTTAACTGATATTGATCAAAGAATCAATATCCAAAATATCTGATAAATTACCTTTTTTATTAAATGATGGTATATTTGGCATGTCATCAGAATCTTCTGATAAACGAAGAGTATCATAATCAATTGATAAAAATCCTTCGCCCCCTTTTGCACCATCTCGCACTTTTTTACCGCTATAGCGAATCATGTTTGCTTCCCGATCTTCATCGGTTTGCCAAATATTAACATGCGAATCAAAATCTGCTAATTGGTCCCAACTTCCTGCCATATTATCCAATCCGGGATTGTTTGCTTTATGACTTCCCCGATTAAGTTGAGCCACTGTTAAGATAGGTGCTTCAAAAACATAACTCAAACCTCGACATTCTTGAACAATAAACTGTAGTTCGGCATGCTTAGAAGGTTGATTAACTGAGGGACGCAATAATGCATGTCCATCAATGCATATCAAATCAGATTCAAATCCTTTTTTATCACGTATCTTTTTTAAGTATGCTCCAATATTTTTTGCAGAAACTCCTTTTGTCGGAACTTCTTTAATAATCAATTTTGATGATAACTTATTTTTAATTTGATTAATATCTCTTTGGTATTTGTCAATATTTTCTCCTAATGTTGCAATTGCAATTCCTGTCAACATACCGGAAATTCTTTTAGCATATCGCATTTCAGACATTTCAGGTGAAACAATAACAACATTTAAATTTTGAAGAATTATATTTACTGCAATATTCGCAAGACAAATGCTATTGTGGGTAACAATAAAATCATTCGTCAAATATAAGTGATCTTCCGCATCTACAGTGATGCAGGTGCATTCCTCTCCGTCTGAATAGAGTTCAACTTTAGTTATGCTATTATGAATTTCTTTCTTTTTATTTTTACCAAATAGAATTAGTCGTTCATCTTTACGAGGAATCAAGTTCATTCTTTTCCGAAAATCATAATCAAATCTGATTCGCAACGTATAATATGTATGATATTCTCCTTTATATTTCTTTTGGGTGCTTGATACTTTTGCATTGCCTCCTAATGAACGAACAACGAACGCCAGTTGATTAATCATTTGTTCATTTTTAAGAAGAATTTCCATGGAACTATTCTTTCCTATGAATCCATCTGTATCTATCATACCTTCCAACAATGCAATACGGTTTTCGACGGAAGTATAAATATACTTTTCTGGAATAAATTTTGTATCTGATTTCTTTTCACTTAATCCTAATCTTTCTAATTCTTCGACTAGTGGATTGTAAGATACTCCTCGTTTTTTTACTATATTAATTCCACGGGTTCCAGACAGTTCTAAACCCATAGAAGATAATTCTTCTCTTACTCTATACAAACAGATATCGTCAAAATTAGTAAATGATGTTCTACGAGAAATACTCAATCCCCCATCTCCTAGCAATGCTCCCATAAGATATGGTGGAATAATTAATTTTTTCATGTCATTTGGAAATTCCACTGGTTCACACAATGGAACTTGAAGTCGATTCTTGTATGTGACATAATTTTCAATTTTGAATTTAATAGTTTCTGTATCAAGTGTTTGATAACGAGATTTACAAGAATTCCACACTGTCCATAAATGTTCTGGGCAGCACAGTGTGCTTCTTCCATCCATAAAAGATACTTTATACACCTTTTTGATTCCTTGTGGATGAATATGAGTGATTCTGATAGGCTTTCCAGTTTTCCCATATACCAAGTCGCCCACACAAAGTTCCCCAAATTTCTTATACCCAGAAGGAGTATAAATTTCTAGAGAATTCGGTTGAGCTTTCCCCACATTAGTTTCTCCGCCAATATCATAAATAGCTTTTCCTTCTTTTTGAAATCCTCCACCAAATGCTTCATCCAACCCTATATATCCTGTTGAAATTAATGAATCTTTTTGTTTTAAATATTCTACAATTCGTTCATTATCAGAAAAATAATCCAAACCCAGATTATCTATAAGAGTAATAGCATGGATTTTTTCTGATTCTTTTTGAATATCATCTAATTTGAATTCACGGGAATTTGATTTTTCATCAATGATTTTTTCTGTCAAAATCCCGAATTTTCTCTGCTTTATAAAATATTCAGTATTAAATATCAATTCCTCTTCATTATAATCACTATCTAGTTTTCTAATATAATCTACAGTTGCTTTTAGACTTTCTTTCAAGTTGGCATCACTAGCCCTTAGTTTTATTTCTGTAAGACTTGGAATACTATTTCGTTCAATATAAAAGTCGTGAATGATGGAAATGACATTTCCAATATGCTTATCTTTAAATAGACTCTTATCCAAGTAATCTATAATAGATGCAAGATATGCTGAATCTTTCTTCAAACAGTGTTGAAGAATTGTTCTTTCAAAACGATCAAGGTCTATTTTTGCCATTCTAAACTATGGCGCACTATAGCAAGAAAGTCAAGAAATTCCTTAGACTCTTTTATATTCGATGCTTATAATTCTACTTTCTATGTTTTTACCTTTGATGAATTTTTGTAAAAACCAACTCTCAAATAATGTATAATCGACTTCGTCTCCCGTTTTTATATAATTGGATTTTTTTAAAAAAGAATCGAACAACTGAGCAATAGTCAGTTGTTCGATTTTTTCCGTTTCCTCATTTTTTCTTCTAACAGCTATATCATCCTCTTTTTCAATAATTATCTTTTTGAAAACTGGCTTGTCAATCATTGCACCAGTCATTTTGATAATAGCTTCAATCATAATGCTATTTATTGGATAGCATATTTCTTTTCTATTTTTTCACAAAACTCTTTGTTTGCTAGAAGACTTTCCATGAAATCAGAATCTTCTTCAATTTCTGCCCTTCTTTTTTGTTTTTCATCTCCCGGCACAATATACCATCCTTGTTTTTCAGTTTTTAAGATTCCGAATTCTAAAGCAAAATCAAATAATCCAGAATAACGATTAACTCCGTCTCCGAAATAAACAGAAACCGGGAATGATGCATTCTCTTTAACATAGCGACTTAATCCTGCACGAAGAGTAAAACGGAATCCGGACAATACGTTTTTACCATCTTCTTTTTCATTTTCTTGTGCTTTTGTAATGAATAATAGAGTGTGTGCAGCATATTGCGCTCCTCGTCCACCTGCGGCAACTTCCTTGGAATATAATTCCATTGTTTGATATGAATGATTTACAATAACAATTGGAATTTGTTTGATTGCAGATTCACCAGTAATAATACGGAAAAATGATTTTAATTGTTTTGCACGGGTCATGTCTGCGGTACTCTTATTATCAATTGCATCTTGTGTTTCTTTATCAGAACGTAACATACCAATTGAATCTACACAAATCAAAACATTATCTCCTTCGGAAATATCATTCATTAAATTAGCGCAATCTGTTTTCAATTCTTCCACGCTTCTAATAGGACGATGATCAATCTTTGAAGTATCTATTCCGGCTTTTTCAAAATAACTTGGTGTAGAGCCAAGTTCACTATCATATAATACCACTAACGAATCTTTGCCTGCATTTTGTATTTGAAAACCTTTTATAATTTCGATCATGAAATTAGTTTTAAAGTGTTTTGGGGGTGCAGCAATTTGAAGTATTCCTCGGGGAAGTCCTCCATCCAACTTTCCACTCATTGCTAAATTTAGCAAAGGAACATCAGTTTTGATGAACTGTCCTTCTATAAAATATCTGCTATTTTTTAATATTTCTGGTTTTAAAATTGTATTTTTTCTAAGTTTCTCTAAGAGTTTTGACATACCATAAAATATACCACATTTCTAATTTGATTCAATACTAAAATTGAAAAAGGCGAAAGATTTTCATCTTTCGCCTTTTTCTTTTACACTCAAAGAAAATCAATTAGTCTGCGCATGCACAACTACCACTGCAAGAGGTAACTTCTGCACTTTTCTTTTCTGCTACTTTTACAAGTTTATCCGTTTGAAGTTCTTTACGAACAACTTTCAAATGTTTACTCAATTCACTTGCGCCTTTGCGGGCACGAACTGCGGCACTTGCAGTTCCTTTGGTGCGAAATTTAGCAGCATCTTCAAGAAAATCCTTGACTAGGTCGATTACTTTCTTCTCATTTTCTGTTAGGTTTTGTAGTGTTTCCATAATTAAAAAAGTTTAACAATATTTTCTTCCGTTGAAGGAACTTGCGGAGCTTGCTTTAGGGTAAGATTTGTATAATTTTCCACAACATTTGCAGCCAATGCAAGATTAGCATTTAATACACTATCTTTTGCAAAGGTATACAGAATATCTTCAGTTGGATTTGCAAGTAAACTGCGTAGATTTACTGGAGGTGAAATACTAAGCATTTCAATAGGAATGAAATTGATATTTACTTGACCATCTTGTCCGCCAATTCCTAAGAATGCAGGATTTTTCACAACCAAACTAGTTTCAGTTTCATTTACGAGTGTTGCAACGATTAATTCGCTTATGTTTTTAAGGATTCCAATAACTTTAATGTCCATATCAATATTAACTCTTAATAAACTCCTATTTCAAGCATTATTTTAATTTTCCTTGCATTTTTCTTTCTAAAAGTTGATAATTTGAAAGACTGTTCAAATTGAATGATTGTAATAAATCATGATAATCTTTTTGAAGTGCTGAATAAGTTATTATAAACTGATTTTCTTCGTGTTCTATGAGTTGAATTAGTTCAGCTTTTGAAATCCATTTGCCGGAAAAATGGTCTTCACGAATAATTTCAATATCTCTTTGTTCAAAAACAATAGCAAAAATTCTTTTTATTTCAGCCGAAAAGGTCTTCCAACGAGAATTCAACTTGTTTTCTAGGGTCTGGGAGGTTCCATCGGAGTGCTTCATATATAGGAGTCAAAGATTGCAAAAATCCTTTAAAGAAATGTCGTGTATAATCAATTGTCAAATTGAATTCAGGAGGTAATTCATTTTGATATGCAATAGCAGGCAGATTAAATTTATTTTCCTTTAAAAACACAATTTTTACTTTAGAACCATTTACAATCTTTGGATACTTATCTGTTAAATTTAATGTCTTCAATAATTCGTTATGGTAAATGCATAATTTAGCAGTTCCGTGTGTTCCTGTGGCTATATCAAACTTGTTGTTTTTACCTTCCCATTTATTCAATACCTTAATTGATGTTCTTTGTGCAATATCATTTGGTGATAATTGTTGAAAATCTGTATTGAAGATTTCATTAATCATATCATTTGCTTGCTTATTATCCTTGGAAATCATAATTGCTGTTTCGACAATCTTTTTTGCCAGATTTCTGACTGGAATACTCCATGTACTTTTAGCAAGACTCAATCCAGAATATTTGAATTTATTCATTTTCTTTCCTTCCTTATTAACAAGGTGGAGAATATAATGCTTCTTTCCTGTCCAAATTGCTCTTGGACAAACGGATTCTCTTTTAAAGAAAAAACGCGGATCTTTGGAATTCCATTTATCAATTGCCCATTGGCGAATTGTAGAATTGATATGATCAGAAATTTTATTTTCCACTTCAACAAATTCAGGGGTCAAATCACCATTTTCATCAATTAGTTCGAATTTATATTTGTCTTTAATATCTTTAATTGTGATTAGGCACGAATCAGTATCACCTGCAACAACAATATCTTTCCATTCCAAATCCCATTCCTTTGATACGAAATCATTAATAGTCTGATCAGTTTTACGAATCATTTCTTGCCCTGTTAATGTAATGCTGCGAGCACAGTCAGGATCGAATAATGCAAAGAACCGATTACAGAAAACACCATATGTAGAATTCAATAAGATTTTATAAAGATATTGTTCTGTATCTTTTTGATCCGCAGTTTTACGAAGCGAAATATATTCGTTCGATTCTGGATTTAATTTTTCCAGTTTCTTTTCCATGATTTCCACTTCTTTACGAATATTCTTTCGTTTTTCATAAAGTTCATCGCAAAATGATGCAGCTAAACCTTTTTCTTTTTGATGAAAAACTATTCCTGCTGCTGAAATACTGCAATCGTTTCTAACTAAAAATTGTTGAAGTTTGTCTTTTGGAATCGACGTTACAACACCTTTTTTAAAGAAAAATAAGACTACTTGATCATTTTCTTCTTTAACAATTTTAGCAACCTTCATTTCAGGAGAAATGTTTAATGTAATAATTGTACTAGGATACAAACTGTTTGCATCAAAGCTAACAATATCAGTATGCATTGTATTTTCCGGTTGCTTAACATAGCCTCCGGGAATTCTCTCTTTTACTCCTTCGTCTTGTGTAGTAATAATCTTATTTTTCAACAACCCTTGTTTAGCAATAATTCCTGTAATAATTGCAACTTTACCAAGTGCTTTATCAATATTACAAAATCCACTAAAAGCAGAGAATTTAGCGATTTCCAGATATTTTCGTCGTTCATCAATCAATATAAGCAATTTTACGTCCCAAATATTGTAATTGATAAATCTATTCCAATCGGTGTGACACAAATCGTGTAAACTCAATTCACCATAATCTAATTTACCCATTCCTAATTCTTCTTTTGCAACAAAATCCAATCCATCACTTTCCCGTTCACCGGGAGTGAAAGTTTTATATAAAATCATATAATCCAAATGGGAAACTCCGCCAATGGTATATTCTGTATACGTTTGTTTAAACTTGTTCTCTTTTTCTTGACCGTAAATATATTCGACAGGAGACAAGTTCTTTGATTTTCCTTCTCCAAGAACTGATTCGATACGACGCACAATGTATGGCATGTCGAAACTATAAGAATTATATCCAACAATAAGATCAGGAAAATTCGCTCTCCAAAATCTCAAAAACTTTTGAAGTAGTTCTTTTTCAGTAGGAGTAAAATTATAAACAATTTCTTCTGGTTCAATATTTTCCAAATGATCTTTGCATGAATAATGATTATATGGTTTAACTCCCCATACATAATACTTCTTGGTTTTACTATCAAAAACTGTAATTGATGTTAATGGAAATTTTGCATCTTTTGGATCAGGGAATTCCTCAGAAATAACTTCGATATCGTAATAAAAAATTCTCAAAGGTTGTCGAGTCAAATCTATAATATCAGAATCATAATAGTTCTCTAAAAGATATTGCTGAGTTGCAGGAAGATTAAAATATTTGGTTCCTTTATAAGTTTTAAGATATTCCGTTCTTTCCCATTCACTAGAAAATTCTTTTTTTGCCAAAGGAGTTCCATCAATACCGTGAGAAATTACCAAACGATTATCTTTAGTTGGAATATAAAGATATGGTTTGTATTGAACTTTCCGATAAATCGGTTCTCCATCATTTGCATACAGCCAATGATGAATAATTGATTTTTTCTTATCGTAAAAAATATTTCTTAGCATTCTATAAAACTACTAGAATTGTTCTGGATTGTTCTGTAAGAAAGTTGAATTTTCTTTTCTTTTAGAACTTCCGTATTCTGTAGTATACAAGAGCATATACTCATCAAGATGATCTTGCAAGATATATTTTTCGGAGTATTGACGAGAAAAATCGGATGCATTCATATAATTTTCTTCACTACTCAACACCTTTTCTAATTGTTGGAATAATTCTTCTGAAGAATTGAATAAATATTCCCATCCATTAAAATTATATGCTTCCAAGTTTTGAGCAATACAAGGAATACCTTGGATTCCTGCTTCAGTTAATTTAATATTTGCTTTTGCTCTTGAAAAGTTATTCTTTTGTAATGGAGCAATTGATATATTAACATTCAAACTTTTCAGTTTTTCGGTATATTCGTTAATTGGACACCAATCATGAAATTCGATTCCATTATTAATAAATTGGCGTAATTTTAATGGCAATGCTCCAAAAAATACCCATTGATATTTTTTATGAACAAGTATATCTTGAATTATTGCATCTACTACATGACCAAAATCATCATTTTGTGACACTTTATTAGCTACATCAAAATGTGTTCCGCTTCCTGCATACAATACTCTTGGCTTACTTTGGTGTTTTTTATAACGATTAATTATTTCCTCCCTATTATAATTTTTTTCAAACCAGTTTTTAGGTGCATAATTAGGGATAACCGTAATTTTATCAAAATTTAAATACTTTTTGTAATGCTGTCTCATATGTTCGGAAACAACGGTCATTTCATCAACAAATGGCATTATTTTTCTAACAGTGTTTAATACTGCATCTCCTTCAAATGCGCTTTTACAAACATTATAATCTGGAATATCCTGGGAGGGAAGTACAATATCATCGACCTCATAAATAATACGAAATCCTTTTCCGGTTTGTGCTTTTAGTTGATTAGAAACCTCCCGCAAGAATTTTACAAATTCATACTGAGGTTCGGTACATTGTCTTTGTAATCGCACTGCATCAATTCCACCATAGAATTGACCTACAGTAACCATTTGATATAATGTCATAACTACAGCTTTGTTGTATGCCAACAAGTCGTCTGCGGGCCAAATCATTCGCCAAAAAGCACACCCACTTTGATCAGCACAATAATGAATCACTCTTGGCAATCCATCCCCCGGAGGCAGAATTTTTGGACTTTGTTGAGCAACTGTTTGCTGAACAGTTGCAACATTATTTGTTACCGCTCCATATTTTTTATTATATGGAAAATTTATATTTCCATATTGAGAATTCTGAATGCTTTCTTTTTGAACTTTCGGAACTTTTTTTATCGTTGTGGGTTTAATTATTCTAGCCATTAACGATATTTAAGACTGTATAATCAATTATTCAATCGTGTAATGCCATTCTCTTTAATTAAATCAATAATATTACAATCAAACAACTCCACATTACTTGCCCGATGAGTTACAATCAAATAGCATTCATCACTGTTTTCTTTTAACACTTCTAAAATTGCTTGCATGCCACTACCGTCTAATGCAGAATCGAATAATTCATCCATAACAGTTAAGTTGACATGAACATTACTTTGTAATCTTCTTATATCCCTGAATGCGAAAAGCATTGCAAAATCAACTCGTTTTGCTTCACCTCCACTTAAACTGCCATAACTATAATCTTCTCCATTAACCGATTTAAATGTTTCTTCAAAAAATTCATCAAAATACACACGAAACGGAGAATTCAATCGTATAAGATAATGATTGATTCGATCATTTAAGGAATTGATAATTTTCTTAATTAAAAGTGCTTTAATTCCTGTTGGCGATGCACCTTCTTTAATTAAGTTTGCCAATCTTGCTTTATTTGATAGTTCTTTCTCTTCTAATTGAAGAATAGTTAACTTTTTCTGAGTTTCATCAATTTTCTCTTTAAATGGATTAGTAAAATTCTGTAATTTGATTAATTCATTTTCTAAAGATTCTATTTCTGTTTGACTTTTTACAAACTTTTGTTGTTCCAGATTTAGAATTTGAACTGTTCGATTGTTTTCCGAAATAGTTTTTTTCCCAGAACTAACATCATTTGATACTTTGTTTATTCCATTATTCAACCGAGATATTCCTTCAACTAAAGTGGTTATTTCTTCTGATAAAACCTTCTTTTCATTTTCGATACTTTCTCTGTTATGCTCTTCAAATGGTCTTTTACAAGAAGGACATTCTGCTAATGTTCCTTTTAATTTAGTTAAAATCTTCTGCTTTTCATTTTTATCTGCTTCCATCCCGTATTTCTTTTCATTGCCTCTGCGAATCTTATCTTCTTTTTCAATTAAAGAATTTTGAATAAGTTCATTCTCTGCAATTAATTCATTTATTCGACTTGAATTATCAACTGGTTGAACACTTTTTAATGATTGGATTTTATTAGATAAATCTAGAATATTTCTTTCATTCTTTTCCTTTTCTCTTTGCTGATAATCTATATCCGATTGTAAATCTCTTTGTGTTTGAGTTACTTCAAACAATTTGCGATTTTTATTATCTTCCGCAATTTTATATTCTTCTTTTGCTAGTTTTAGGAATTCGGTAAATGCTTCCAAACCTAAAATTCCTTCCACGAATTTTGTCTTTACTTCTTTCTTTTGATTTAAAAAAGCCATGGAATCCCGATTTGTCATTACAATAGTATTAGTAAATATTGTTTTACTAATACCAAGCATTTCAATAATACTTTTGTTTGTTTCGGGAATACTTTTTGTAAAATTGTCACTATCTCCATTAACAGTTAAAATCAATTTACCCGGATTTAATGAACGAACCACATATAATTCGTCGTCATTAACTTTTAACCAACCTTCCACAATACAACTCTTTTTAGAATCTTTATTTCTAATAAGTTTTTGATTAATATCCCGATAAGTTTCCCCAAACAATAAAAATGATAATGATTCAACTATTAACGATGTTTTTCCAACCCCATTGTGCGAATCAGTGTCTTTATTATAACCTGTAATAAATGTTATTCCATTTTTGAACTCTACTTCGATAGGATCATCCCCATATGATAAAAAGTTTCTAACTTTTATTTTTTGAAATTCTACAATTTTAGAAATCATGTAATATTTTACCACAACCATAGGTTTTACGCAACACTTTAAATTATATAAATAACATTATGACATTTGACCACTTATTAAATTTAATTCATGAAAGTTCGGAAGAATTTAATCCAAAATTATTCGATATATTAAAGAATAGTTCTGATCCATTAATTGGTGTTCATTTTTCAGGAGGAATTCCAAAAAACCGAGAACCTAACGACACCACTCCATTTCTTGCCACTAGATTAACACCGGGTCATCATGATCCATTGGGAACTTATGTTTTTCCAAAAGAATATGTATTAAATAACCTATTGCTTAAAAATTCAATGTTTGCTAATAAAAAATATGCATATATAATAAAACCTAGTAATAAAGCAAATATATTAAATTTAAATATGTCTGAGGAAGAAGCTAGAAAAATTCTCTATTCTATGGGAATCTCTGATGAATATTATGATCATCCAGATTTATATCATCGGTCAGTAATGAAAAAAGATTTAACGCCGGGACATAAATTTTGGGCAAGTATAGAAT